GCTCTTCCGATCTGGGACGTATGGGGTAAGTTTCATTTTATACACGCAAAATAAAACTTAATTCACGAGGGAATTATCTAAACTAAAACTAGTTTAAGTTTATGGATACAAAAATTATAGTTGTTTGGCCTTGACCAAAAAATCAAAATGAAAGGAAGAAAAAAAATACCAACAAAAATTAAGGAGCTTAAAGGCACGTTAGAAAAGTCTCGTTTAGTGGGAAATGAGATGGAGACATCGGCAGTTGTTTCAATGCCAGAAGCTCCTTTTTTTTTAAATCAAGAGGGGGCTGATGAATGGCACTTAGTAACAAATGAATTAGCAAAGATTAAGATGTTACATTTAACCGACTTATCAATATTGGCAGCATATTGTAATGAGATTGGAATTTATAGAAGTATATCAGCAGAGTTAGGCGGAAACTTTACAGAGCAAACAGTTGATAAAGATGGGCGGTTAAGAATGACAAAATTAAATCCTAAATATAAAGTAATGCAAAACGCTCTACAATCAGCAATAAAGCTAGCGACTCAGTTTGGTTTTACTCCAAGTAGCCGAGCTAGTTTATCAATGCCAGAACAAGAAACAGAACAAACAGACGATTTTAATTTTTTTGATTAATGAAGCTTAAAGAGAATAAGACTTTTTACTTTGATGATAAGGCTGCCGATAGAGTTGTTTATTTCATTGAGAATCACATTAGACATTTAAAAGGAGAAAAGGGTGGAACTAATTTTAAGTTAGAGCCATTTCAAAAAACAATAGTAAGAGATTTATTTGGTTGGAAATATAGAACAAGTAATTTAAGAAGATTTAGAACTGCGTATATATGTCTCCCAAGAAAAAACGGTAAGTCAACTCTTATTTCTGCTATTGCTTTATATATGTTAATAGCTGACAATGAGCCATCTGCTGAATGTTATGTAGCGGCTGGAGATAGACAACAGGCTGGAATTATTTTTGAGGTTGCTTCTGGAATGGTAAGAGCTGACAAACAACTAGCTAATAATTTACAAGTTTTTAAAAACTCTATTATACATGAAAAAAGTAATTCAGCTTTTAAAGCAATTAGCAGCGAAGCCTCTAGCAAGTATGGATATAATGCAAGCTTTATTTGTATGGATGAGTTCTTTGTTCAAAAAGACTCTAGCCTTTGGGATGCTTTAACAACAAGTGTTGGATCAAGACGTCAGCCTTTAACAATAGCAATAACGACAGCGGGATATAATAGAGAATCAATCTGTAAGAAGACAGAAGATTATGGGCGTAAAGTTTCAGAGGGTATAATTAAAGATGAATCGTTTTATTATATCAAATATGATTGCCCGTTAGATATAGACTGGACAAGCGAGGAAGCTTTAAGATTAGCTAATCCTGGATTAGAAAGTGGTGTTGTAAAATTAGACTATCTTAAAAGAGAACAAGAGAAAGCTATCAAGCTACCAAGTTATGAGAATACTTTTAGGATGTTACATTTAAATCAATGGATGTCATCAGCTAGTAAATGGCTTTCAGATGCTCAATGGATGGAATGCGACAAAGCCCCAGTAAGATTAGAAGACTTTAGAGGAATGACCGCTTATGCTGGTTTAGACTTGGCAAGCGTTAGAGATATTTCTGCATTTGTTTTAATTATTCCCGAAGACGAGAGGTTTACAATTATACCTTTTTTCTTTGCCCCTAAAGATACTGCATTTGTTAGAAGTAGAAGAGACCAAGTTGATTATATAGGCTGGTCTAAAAATAATTTAATTGAATTAACGGAGGGGGATGTTACAGATTATAATTATATAAAGAAACGAATTAAAGAAGTTGCTGAAATAGTAAACATAAAAGAGATAGCTTATGATAGATGGAATAGTAGCCAGCTCGTAATTGATTTAGTAAATGATGGGCTTCCAATGATTCCATTCGGGCAAGGTTTTGCAAGTTTATCAGCACCAACAAAAGAATTAGAAAAACTTACTTTAAATAAACAATTAAATCATGGGGGCAATAAAGTTTTGAGATGGATGGCTTCAAATGTTGCAATTAAATCTGATCCAGCGGGTAATATTAAATTTGATAAAAGCAAAGCAACAGAGAAAATTGATGGGATGGTTTCTTTAGTTATGGCAATAGGCTCTTATATGAATGACGAAACAGAAGACTCAAGTTATGACGATAGAGGTATTGTTTGGATATAATTTTTTAACTAAAGATATTAACAATAATAAAAAATTTTTTAAAAAAAAAAGTATTAAAATTCATGCACCTTTGTCTATCTTTGTAGTTCAATATAAAACTATATGGGCTTATTAGATTTTTTTCGTTCAGAAAAAAGAAATAATAATTTTTTAAAAGGCAATTTTACTTTTGGAGGTGCTGCTAATAAAACAGCAGTAACAACGGAATCGTCAATGACATTCTCAGCGGTCTTTGCTTGCGTAAGAATAATATCAGAATCTATTGCATCGTTACCAGTTAGAGTATATAAATTAGAATCTGATGGCGATAAAATACAAGAAATAAGCCACCCAATTAACAAGCTTTTAACTCGTAATCCTAACGAGTTTATGACTACTTATACTTTTCTTGATGTATTAATGAATAATTTATTACTTGATGGAAATAGTTATTTTTATATTGAGAGAGATAGTTCGGCAAGACCTATTAGCCTAATACCAATAAAGCCAGAAAACGTTAAAGTTATCAATCATGATGGAGACATTTTTTATGATGTTAAAGATTATGAGCTAGCAATTCGAAAAGAAGACATATTACATTTTTTTAATTTATCTTTTAATGGTTACGAGGGGACAAGTGTTATTGGATCGCAACGAACTACAATAGGAACATCTATTGCCTCTAATGATACTGCCAATAGTTATTTGGGTAACAGCTCACAAATAGGAGGTATAATTAAACATCCTGGCAAGCTATCAAAAGAAGCAGTCCAAAGATTAAAAAACTCTTGGAATCAATCAACTGCTGGATCATTTGTTGCTGGTAAGACTGCAATACTTGAGGAGGGAATGACATTCGAGCAGTCAAAAATAAACGCTAATGATTATCAGCTTTTAGAAACCAGACGTTTTCAAATAGAAGAAATTGCTAGAATATTTAAAGTGCCATTGTCATTAATCGGACATTTAGAAAAAGCGGCTAATTACTCAAGCATAGAAGCTTTATCTATTGACTTTGTAAGATTTACATTACAGCCTTATTTAGTTTTAATAGAACAGGAATTAAACAGAAAATTATTTAGAGAAAACGAGATAGAAAATTATTTTGTAAGATTAGACGCTAATGGTTTATTACGTGGCGATTCTGCGGCAAGAGCTGACTATTATAGAGAGATGATTTCAATGGGTGTTTTATCTATTAATGAGGTTAGAGTAATGGAGGATTTAAACAGAATAGATGATGGTAATGTTCATTATTTTCCTATGAATTTTGCACCATTAGGAACTACAAATGATTCAGAATAATGCCAATACCTACACAAAAAATAAACGAATCAAAAGAAGACTTTTTAAATCGCTGTATGTCTGATCCTTTAATGATTGAAGAATATAGCGACAAACAAAGGTTAGCAATTTGCTCTTTGCAAGTTGACGAAGATAGAGCGTTAAGCGATATAAACACAAAGCCAACGCAAGAAATGGCTAACGAAGCCGAACAAGCTTTAGAATGGAGAGAAGAATTTGGGAGAGGTGGAACAGAAGTTGGAGTTGCTAGGGCTAGAGATTTAAAAAATAGAGTTAATTTATCAATCAGAACTATTAAGAGAATGTTCTCTTATTTTAGTAGGCACGAAGTAGATAAAAAGGGAAAAGGATTTTATGATGGAGATGATGGTTTTCCGAGTGCTGGTCGTATTGCTTGGGGTTTATGGGGTGGCGATTCTGGTTTTGATTGGGTAAAAAGAAAAATAAAAGAAATAGAAGTAGAAGAAAATAGAGATATTATGGAAAAAAATGAAATAAGACATATTCAAAAGATTGAAGAAACTGACGAATCTATTATTATATATTATGGTAAAGCTAAAGAAGATGTTGAAATGGTTGTTGATATGGATAGCAATATAGAAGAAGATAATCAAGAAATTAGAAAAATTACTGATAAAGAAGTTAGAACTTTTAACGTATCTAATATTGAAGTAAGAAACGACAACGGAGTTAATACTGTTGTAGGTTACGGAGCTGTCTTTAATTCAGAGTCAAACGATTTAGGAGGTTTTGTTGAATATGTTGCTCCTGGTGCTTTTGATGGTCGATTAGAAGACGATGTAAGATTTTTAATTAATCATGATGGTTTACCACTAGCAAGAACAACAAACGGAACTTTAAGGCTGTCAGTTGATGAAAGAGGTTTAAAATATGAGGCTGATATGCCAGACACTACCTTAGCTAATGACTTAATGACTCTATTAAGAAATGGAACAATTAGCCAGTCTAGTTTTGCCTTTACTGTTGAGGATGATTCTTGGGAAAATATAGACGGTAAAAATGTAAGAACAATAAACAAAGTATCAAGATTATACGATGTTTCTAGTGTAACATACCCAGCATATAATGAGGCTGGCTCTTTTGCTTTACGTTCATTAGAAAACTGGCAAAAAGAACAAGAAGAAATAAAACTAAAAGAAAATTTAGAAAAAGAATTAAAAGAGGTACAAAAGCAAGAAATTGATTTAAAAAAACGCAGCCTCAATGAAATGCGTTTGAGAATCATTAAAAACAAATAATTTTTTTAATAATATGAAAAATAGTAAATCATTATTAGAGGAAAGAGCTATAAATGTTGAAAAGATGGAATCTTTAATTGACTTATGTAAAGTTGAAGAAAGAGAATTAACATCTGATGAGCAAAATGAGTTTGACACTCTAAACGAAAAAGTTGAATCTTTGACAGCAATGGCAGAACGTTCAGCAAAATTTGAAGCAATACAAGCTTCTAAAGTAAAAAAATCAAATCCAGTTTCAGAAGAAGCACGAGCTACTAAAAACTGGTCTTTATTTAAAGCTGTTAACGAAATTAGAAATGGTGGTAAATTAACAGGTTTAGAGGCAGAAATGCACCAAGAAGCTGAAAAAGAAGCTAGAAAAGGCATTGATGGAATCGGTATCCCTACAATGCTATCTGAAAAAAGAGCTATCGACCAAACTAACTCGGCTATCGCACCAACAGCAGTTGGAACATTTGTTGAGTCTTTGCAAGAAGCTGCTCTTTATTCTAAAGTAGGTATAAATGACTTGGGTACTGTTGCCGCTGATACTGTTCTTCCTATCGCTGGAGGATCAACTGTTGGATGGAATACAGAAGTAGGTACTGCTGTTAATGGTGGTGCTAACTTTGACAAATTAACTTTGTCTCCTAAAAGAGTTACTGGCTATGCTAACCTATCAAATCAGATTTTAGCACAAAACGGACCACAAGCAGAGGCGGCTGTAATGAATGATATGGCTCGCAATATGGCTGTTCAAATTGATGCTGCAATGTTTGGATCTACTGACGTTACTAACGCACCTGGCTCTATTGCTGGAACTTCTGGCGTTTTAACATTTACTGAATCAGCTTCTTTTGATGTTGCTTCTGATATGTTAGAGGCTATCCAAACAATAGCTAATAATCATGGTTTAGATGGTAATTTAGCATTTGTAAATTCTTTCGAATTATATTCTGCTATTAAAAACGCTGCTCAAGTAGCTTCTGTTTATCCTTTGTACGTTGATGATAAATTGGCTGGGTATCCTGGTTACTTCTCTAGTGCTCCAGCTTCTGTTGCTGGAACTAGCGGAGATGGTATTTTCGGAGACTTCTCAAGAGTTTATATGGCTCAGTTCGGTCCTATGGCTATTCAAGTTGATCCTTACACAAGAGCAATCGAGGGCGAGGTTAGACTAATCTTAAACAATTATATCGACTTTGGTGTTGCTTCTGGTGCATCATTTGTAAAATATACAACTTTAAGTGCATAATTTTTAATTGGAGAGGGTTTAAACGCTCTCTCCTTTTTTTACTTTTTATATATGTTAAATTATAATTATTACAGTATTGATGGCTATGTTAATTATGGTAAGCTAGTTTTAAAAACTGCTCCAACAGGTACAGCTGTATCATTGGCAGAAGCCAAACAACATCTAAGAGTTGATTCTGATTTTGATGATGATAATGATTATATTACAGCATTGATAGGAGTTGCAACGAATCAAGTTGAACAATTTACAAGGAGGCGATTAATGAGCCAAACTTATAATCTTTATTTTGATGTATTTCCACCATATATAGATTTACAAATTGGAATTGTGCAAAGTGTAACGCACGTAAAGTATTATGACAATAATAACGTTTTGCAAACACTAGCAAGTTCTAATTATGATTTAGACGATAAAATTAAGCCTGGTCGAATCTATGAAAGTAACAATGGAACTTTTCCAGATACTTACGAAAGACCGAATGCGGTAGAAATAGAATTTGTTGTAGGTAGAACTGCTTCTGAAGTTGAGGATGCTATAAAACAAGCAATGTTAATTATAGTCGGAAGATACTACGAACAAAGACAAGATGTTGTTTTAGGTACTATTGCTTCAGAACTTCCTTTAATGGTTGAGTATATGCTAACTCCTTACAGATTTTTAGAATTATGATATTCGGAAAGTTAGATAGAAAATTAACTTTATTTAATCAAACATTTACTACTAATGCTTATGGAGAAAGAGTATCTGGAAGTGCTGCAAGTGTAACGATATTTGCAGACTTTAATTTCAAAGGTGGTAAGACATCTTATGAATCAGATGTTTTTGTAGGAGAGCAGATGGTTGAATGTTTAATTAGATATAGGACTGCAATAGGTACAAGTCCAGATTTTTATCTAAGTGATGGAGATAATGAATATGCTATTTTAGGAATTAAAGAAATAGGAAGAAAGGATAAGATGCTTTTAACAATAGTTAAAAAAGATTTAACAGATATATTCTCAAGCTGATGAATGTAGGACTAACAATAGATAAAAAAGAACTTTCTGAAATAGCTAAAAATTTAGAGTCTTTAAATATGTCAGATTCTAAAAACAAAACTATTTTAAGACAAGCAATGAGAAAA